TGAGGTTGTAGCCGTCCAATTACTAGTATCGGTAGTAAAATCTCCATTTGTTAGAAGATTAGTTTTTTCTCCTATATTTAGGCTTTCTGGAAACTCTGCTATGTCTCTGGCTTTAGTCATTAGTTACCTCAAGATGGTTTAGTAGGCCACGTTACATCGTCTAAGCTAGTTGCGCTTTTTGTTATGTCTCTAAGAGCCTGACGGTAGGTTGTACGCTCAGAACTCATAGTAAGGTCACTAGACGCCCACCAATCTGTTTCTACTAAACGTCTGTCTCGCTCTTCACGCAGTAGGCGCATCGGTTCTGCATTGACTAACTCAGTCTTTTTAGCTGATACCGCTGACCAAGTTGTTCCAAAGTCATCAGGATTGGAGCTTTCTATAGCAGAGCCGTTGCTATCTGCGCCTGTTACCTTACGAAACATTTTGTTAAACTCTGCTTCTGTTGTTGGTTCACCACGAAGAACCCACTCCGTAATACCCAACTCAGTTAGTGCTGTTGCTATTGTTGTCATTGTGCTATCTCCATTGCTGTCATTGTAAGCTTGCTTTCAGCATACCAGTCATAATAAATAAGATTGGCTTCATTTGCGGTACCACTTGCTTTTTGCACTTGCGTTTTAAAGGTTAATTGATTTGTATTCGAGCATTGAAAAACACCGCTGCCACTATTATTTCTTTGTGTATTTGTTACAACAGAATCTGTTCCATGAAAGTCCATTCTGTAAACCTCTGTACTACTGTTTGCCTCTATACATCTAAAATCAATTCTTGTTGCACTTGACCCACCTAAAATAGCTGTCACTTGATGAACAGTTACAAGTATTTTTGACGTGGCGAACTTAGGGGTAATATTAAGAGATAAACCAGTATCAACAAAACTCGTTGACGATGTGGAGTTACTTCCCCCATTAAGAGTAACATTTTGAAACTGAACAACTGACCCTGCCGCAAAACCCAAATCCTTAGTCGTAGGAGCCGCCCCTGCGGTGGTCTGTATCTGGTCAACTTTTAAGATAGAAGTCATTGGGCTATCTCCATTGCAACAGTAACTGCTTCAGTATTTCCATAACTGGTAGTAAACGCAGATGTATCATTATTATGTCTTATTTGAGCAGCCGTACTTCTGTCCTGAAACATTTGCATTTGGTATGTAACAGCAGAAGTAGTTGAAGGGCTGTCTAAATAGTTAAAATGCGCCCAATGTCCTTGCCAGTGACCGCCGTTACTAGCCATGTAAACCCTACCACCTCTCCAAATTTGAGAACCGCCTCTTGTAATTCTATAAGTATGGTTTTGTGGGTCATTATACATCATGATAGAAGCGCTATGGCTTATTAGTATTTTACTACTTGTTGAAGTAGGAGTTATAGTTACAGTCGGCTCTATATTCGTCCAAGTATTAATAGCTGTCATTGATGTGCTAGTGGTACTTGTTGTTGACACTACTTGAATAACATGCCCTGCAATATGCACCCCATTACCAGTAGTCTTTTCGTTTATGGTATCTACCTTTAGGATACTCATGCTTTTATCTCCTGAACAATAATACCATTATTTCTATAATGGTGAGCAGTGCCAGAAGAAGCTACTCTTAGATAATAGGCATAAGTTACTGAGCTTGTTGTGCCAACATTTGTATCGCAGTAACACATACTAGCCACATGTCCTCTTGCATTAGTTAAAGTAATGTAAGAATTAAGGTCATCTGCATTTTGATTAGAAAACATTACTCCATCTTTTCTTATTTGTCCTCTTCCATAGTCAGAAGACCCAGAAAAATGACTTCCACCGCAAATCCAAATAGCCATTTGGCTGTTGGCAAATCTTGGCGTAATCGACACACTAGAATTTGTTGCCGCAGCTGTACTGCTAGTTGTTGAAAATGTTGTTGTGCTAAAGCTAGAAACTTGTTGAATAACCGAACCTACTGGCATACTGGTATAATCTACACCATCGTCAATTTGTAATGTTTGACCAGAAGGTACAATAACTTTATTAGCATTACTGCCTGTCGTTGGCCCCTTTAGGTTTTCTACTATTAACGTACTCATATAATCACCAAGTTTCCATTAACTGTAAGCGTTATGCCAGAGGCTACAGTAAGTGGACCTGTCGCACTAGCGTTTTCTATAGCATCTATTGTTACATCTTTATCTAGCTGTTGCTCATTACATCTAAATATATCGCCTGCACTGCTTCCGACTGTGCCATTTTCACCCTTAAAAAGTCCACCGCCTGCCGCGCCGCCAACCTCAAATGTCTTGTATGCTATGACCTCGACAATATCAGAAGCAGAAACAGCCGTTGCAAACACCACATCAGAACCGTTAGTTGCCGTTACGTCCGTACCCACTTGCATTTTTATACCATTTAAAAATACGTCAACATAGTTGGGGCTGTAACCCCCTGTTGCGAAGGAAGTTTCGCCGCCAGTGCAAGTAAATACATCTCGCGTCTGGGTAGCTTGGGGCGTAGAGCCTGTTGTTCCGATATAGCCTGCCATTATTCTAGTGTACTTTCCTCTGCCGCTCTCACTGACGCCGCTTTAACAACTTCTAATTCGTAGGCTTGCGTAATTTGTGCATCTTCTCCTGTCGCTATCGACACGCCATTTGCGTTGCAATGAGCTACGAGCAAGCCAATAATTTCGTCTTTTGCTATTCTAGCTCTGTTCGTTAGAGCATTGTCTGCCCAATCTTGCACCGATAGCATCGCGTATTCCATGCACTTATTTTCTGTGTCTGTTAAACTTACTGTTATATCTACCATAATTTTTTCCTAACCTAATAACATGCCTGTCCAAAAAGAGTGATCCCCTTCGTACAAATGAGTATTGCCAGCTTGACTTCTTACATCTACATAATCATTTGCAACCATAGGTATAATTGCAGATGTAAGAGTTGATCCAGCTCCTGCTGTATTAGAACCATTTATTCCATACTTAACACCCGAACTTCCTTGGCCTGTATAATCAATGCCTCCATTAACATAAAACATCAATCTTCCATTAGGATTGGCTTGATTAGTAATACCTCCTGCAATCATTAAATACTTGCCAGAAACAGGCGCAGTATATCTATAACTACTAGCATTAAAACTACCACTGACAGTGTTCATTCTAACGGAATTAAAAGGCAGAGCAGTACCTGCGGTTCTGGTTGTGTAAGCATTATTACCAGTCATTTCCGCAGCAAAATATGGCTGACTAGCCATAAGCACATGGCCTGTTCCACTCATTACTTTTAAGTGAGCGGTACTCCCTGCGCTATTTGTTACCTGAAATAATGGATAACCATTAGCTCCTGACGCTGCATCTTTTACATGAACACCATAAGGCGTTGCTGATGTAGTGTTCTGGAACTTTGCTACAAAATTACCACCACCAGCCGTTACAACATCCAAAGGTACAGATGGTGTCGCTGTTCCAACCCCAACCCTATCATTCGTTGCATCGAGCGTAACGCCTGCCGTTAACAGATGTGCGTCAACATCAGCATCGGTATAGCCTGCATTAGACGCAGGGTCTTGAGCAAACGTAACGGCTACTACTTCATCTCCTGCTTGTGCAGCGTTTGTAAGGGTTACGCTCTTTCCATCTGCGGCTTCGGTGTAATCTGTTGTCCTGACCAACCTAATTCCATTGTGGAATATGTGTATTTTTTGAGGCGCAAAATTTAAACCAGATAGCACAGTTGTGTTAGCTGTAAACGTAAACTTCTTTCTACGTTCAGCCGCATTTTGGTTGTTAGTTACCGAGCTAGTGTTTGCGCCTATATAGCCTGCCATTAGTCAGCCTCCGCTATGGTGTTACCGTCTGCAACCCATTCGAGGATTGCTTGGTAGTGGCGGTTAGCAGGGTCAACTGGAACATTAGTTAATGTACCGTCTATTTCTACAGATATTGCATAATTTGTTTTTACTTCATCTGACAAATATTTAGGGTTTACAATTTGCATTATTATAACTCCGCATCGGCCGTATAATGAGCCGATATATAAGAATTAGATTGATTAGAAGTGAAAGAAACGGTAACAATTCTTTCGCTTATATTACTACCTAAAGTTGCACTAATTACTGCATTTCCGCTGCCTCTTATTTTTCCTGCCGTATTTGTTGCAGGCGTAGGGCCATAAAAAGTAACGGTAGGCATTGCCCTCATTCTTACTGAAAATGGTTCGCCTAGTTGATTTGAAGATGTACTTGATGGTGACCTTTGCACCATAGTTCCATCATAATCATCACCGCTATGACCTACAAAAACATCCATGTCATAAGTTTTTGTAAAATACCTTAAACATTTTTGTAATTCATCAGCAAATGACATATGCTCAAAGTCCGTGGCTTTGCCTCCTACTTCTAGCTGCAACCCTGTCAAAAAAAGTGTACGGCTAGTGCTGTCGAAAAAATTTGTTTGACTACCACTAGCTCTGTTTGCAACATTTTGAGCAGCCCAAGCCGATGAATTTAAAGTACCGCTACTATAAGTGGGGCCAGCAACTAACCAAATAGTAACATACAAACTAATACCATTATCATCATTAAACGCACCAGTTGTATCTGATGGAAAAGTTAGAATAACTCTTGTCCAAGATGTAGTAACAGAAAATGTTTTGGAAATTTGTCTAGCGTTATTTGAGTCAAATAGTTCACAAGTATATGTAGCATTTGCATTACCTTTTACATAAAAAGATACTGTAAATTCTTTTGCGTCAGACGTCCCTTTTGCAAATCTTTGTAAGTTTTGACCCTCAATAATTTGTCTAAATAGTAAAGACTCACTACCACCAATACTGGTGTCAGCCGTTGTACAAGATAATTTTATACAGTTACGGAAACCTGCTAAGTCACTAATAGCAGCTTGCTCCATAGTATAACGTCCTGCGGTAGTTCCTACAGTTTGTGTTTTATATCTATCAACGGTGTAATATCCACTACTACTGCCAAGGCCAGTAGCTGACGTTGACCTCTGGGCCACGTTCATAGCCCCATTGATAATAAGGTTTTTATTACCACCGCCTGATGCGCCAGTTCTTGCAAGTTCGACTAACTCATTCTGTTTGCTCATGTTTGCTCCAGAACACTCAAAATAACGTCAACGGATTTGTCTGTGTCACTCTCGACAGTCACCGCATGACCTTGCTCAAGAATAACCTTACCATCTAAAACAGACAAGGCCGCACCGCTAGGTAAGGGAACATCCTTTACCAGAAACACGTTTGCAGCCTTGACTGATACTTTTACTTGAGCGGTATGCACATTGGCTAAGTTACAACCAATGACCACTGACGTAGTTGCCGATGGAACATTGTACACAGTTTCCTCAGTAATACCTACAGAAGACGCTGTGTAGTTTTTGAATACATTAGCCATGTGCTATACCTCTACTATTAAGCTACGTCATCGAGCAACGCACAAACGATAACTTCTACTGTACCAGTTGAAGAAATTGCATTTATGTCTGCTACTGTAGCATTTGGATAACGTCCACAATGACTTTCGCTAGGACCAATAGCTACAGCCGATGTATTTGTTGCTGTTGCCGCAGTACCGTCAAAAGTCACATAAACTGTGCCGTTGTTACCGTCTACGTTTTTAATAAACACAAACTTAGCTTTGTCTGCGGCGTCAACGGCTGTTGGAGCCGTAGAACTGTCTACTGCGGTATAATCCACAAAAGACCCTGCCATTAGGTCAGAGCTTGTGTTGTTAACTGAAGATAGCTTGTAGTACCACTTATCGTTTACATCTTCAGGTGTGACAGTCGTTGTTGCTGAGAATGTTTTTGCAATCTCATCTGGAAGGACTGTTACTTCCATTGTAGCTTTCGCTGCGTCAGCCATGATTTTCTCCTTTTCTAATCAACCCAAGGCTATAGCAAAGGCCAATGCTTCCCCTGCCCTATCGACATCGAGGTTGGCCCTAGTTGTTTCTGCATCTGTTACGCTTAACGCACCAGTTACAGTTACATCGCCAACAGAATTAATACCGCCACCTGACGTTATCGCACCTGTTGAACTGATAGCCCCACCAGAGATGGAACCATTTGCTGCTATGCTATCAGAAGTTACACTCCCAATAGCAATAACATTACTTCCAGACGTAATATCGCCTGTTGTTGTCACTGTCGTAGCATTTACCGCACCTGTAAAAGTGCCAGTAATATTGCCAGAAACATCTACATTACCTGTCACAGTTAAGTCATTACCTAAACTGCTAAGACCAGTAATATTAAGGCTTGTGCCTGATATAGCACCGCCATTTAAAGCTGTTGTTGCAGTTACAGACGCTGCTGTAACATTATTAACCGACATATCTCCGCTTGCAGTAACATTACCAGTTACCGACACATCGCCAGTTGACGTAAGCCCTGCACAAGAAATAACGCCACTTGCCGTAATTATTCCTGTTATAACTGAACCAGAAGTTAGCGCATTTGTAGCAGTAAAACTGTCGGCATTGAGGCCACCAGAAACAGTTAGACTAGCTGTCGTAAATCCACCAGTTACCGTCAATGAGCCATTAACAGTTACGCCGTTTGTCGTTGTCTCTAGCTTCTTGCTATTATTAAAATACAACTCAACAGCGCCGTCTTCATCCATTGTAATAAATGTTGGGCTTGTTGGGTCTACAGAACCTAGCGTAATGTTATCGCCACGGATATATAACTCGCCAGTGTTGTTTAGTATGTAAGCGTCACTTGCCGTAGAGTTGTGATAAATTTGTAAGTCTGTATCGTTACCAAAGTTAATGATTTTATCGTCATTAATCGTGCCGCCATTACTGCCAATTTTAGTTAAAAGGTCAACATTAAGATTTTCAAAATTAGCGTCAACTTCATCATGCGTAAGCGGAGCGCCCTTGACTGCACGTTTAACAATAGTCGCCATTAGTACGCCCTCACCCTCATGCGCCTACCAGTACCACCAAACTTAGCTTGGTTACTTTCTGAGTTTATACCATCAATCGAAGCTTGATACAACGCAGCCCATGTAGTTGTTCGATTGTCTTCCTGCAAATAAGGAGCCGCATGAATTAAGGAACCATATAAATAAACGTCAGGAAAATTTGTAAGAATAGCATTAGTAGTCTGTGATGCGCTCAAAGACGGTATCTTTGCATAATAGTTTAACTCTATACCATAACTACCATCTGGCGTTGGGTATATTTCCATCTCACCTTGCGTAATAGAATAAAAACTAGGTTTACCAGATGCATCCAGGTTGTTTCTACGTCTTTGCTGCATCTCAAATTGTGAAATAAGTTCTATTGGCCTGTAATCACCTGTTTCAATATGCGCCCTAATTGGCTCAAGAAAATCAGTTGGTAAAGCATTATATTGAGAACTAATTGTTGCTGACGCCCTGTTCTCCATGCGCCAATGCCTAACCTTACGGTTCATGTCAGTTTCAGCCATCTTAATAAAATCAGGTATAACTGAGGTTAAGTCACTGCGATTTAAAAAATCCGCAACACTAGCTTTTAATTCATCATAAGTTGATAACGCCATCTAACAATTCCATCTTCTACGAGCAGCTTTGCCTCGTTCACCTGTCCAGCCTCTAGACCTAGCGCAAAATGACTTCTTACGAGCCTTTTCTTTTGCAGTTAAATTTTTCTTTTTCGTTACCGCCGTTTTAAGCTTTGATCCAGGGTTAGCACGCCTATGCGCCGCTACACCCTTTGCAGTCATACCCGCACCTTCTTTTGCAGTGCGATAATTTCGACCCTTACCTTTGGTCGTTTTGCGTATGGCTTTCTCCGCTTTTCGTGGCATTAAAAAAACTGACCGAGGTTTCCTGATTTCTTCAACTGTGCATACATTCTATAAGTATCTTCCATACTTAAACCTGGCATATATGGATTATTTGCAACTCTTTCTCTAAATCTATCAAACTCATAATCACCGCTTGCTTGACCACGACCAGAGCCAACCATAGGTTGTTTAAATGCATCTGACCCAGCAAACATTAAATCTATATTTCTAACTGGCAAGCCTAACTCAGCCTTTTCAGCGCGAGATAAAGCATTATATTCCGCTTCAGTTATTTGACCCATATTTGCTCTTAAACGCTCACTACTATCTATGCTTCTCTGTGCTTGAATACGACCATCGCGAGTAGGATCAATGGCATTGCCATAAGTAGAAACAATAGGAGGCATAGATCCTCGCCCAGCTTCGCCCATATCCATATTAGCATACGGTAAAGGTGCATTAGGAGGCATGGAACCACGCCCCGCCTCACCCATATTCATAGTCGCGTATGGCAAAGGTGTATCAGGAGGCATAGATCCTCGCCCAGCTTCGCCCATATCCATATTAGCATACGGTAAAGGTGTATCAGGAGGCATGGAGCCACGACCTGCCTCTCCCATATCCATATTAGCATACGGTAAAGGTGTATCAGGAGGCATAGATCCTCGCCCAGCTTCGCCCATATCCATATTAGCGTATGATGGGGACGGCGTTCTGCTAGGTCTAATTTGTGGCCTAACTCCCGACATTCCGCCACCCGCAACAGCTTGCTGAATAGGCGAACCGCTTGGCCCACCAAAAGGACGATCCCTCAAAGAGCCATAAGGCGGAACACCAAGAGCGTTTAGAATGCCACTCAACGGACCACCAGCAAAATCATCGCCTCGATTGTCACGGTCTCCACCGTCAATCATATCTATAAAGGCAGGAACAAATCGTCTATTCGCCTCATCGAAATACCCAAACTTACCATCAGTATTAGCTTTTTGACGATCAGCAGCAGACGTTTTTTCAAACTTACGGCTACCTTTGTCTTTACCCATACCCTTCTTTTCAATCTCTTTAGGTTCAGCCATTATTTCTTACCCTTCTTTTTTCTGCTTAATTTTCTCAAATCTGCACCTGTAATCTTTTTACGAGGTGGGGCTACGGCTGCAAGCTTTTTCTGCTTTGGGCTATATTTTTTAAACGGCATTACTTTTTCTTTCGCTTAACAGGCTTTGCCGTCTTTGCCGCTTGCCTAAAGTTTTTAGCAGTTGGCGCACCCTTGCTACCAGGTTTTCTCATCTTTTCGCCACTACCACCCTTGATACGCTTCCTCTTGGCATGAATATTGGCATATAATCCACGTTTAGGCATTACTTTTTCTTTCCGCCCTTCTTAGGTGGTCTGCCCTTCTTACTTCCATAAGTACCTTTTCCATGAGGCATAATAAATTCCTTTATTTTTCTAAACACATACCACATTATGCGATCCCACGCAAATTGCGTTTTATCTCACCTCGCCAGCTAGAAAATGCTCCAGATAATGCAGTTGCAGCATCACTAGCCATAGTCAAACAAAGTGCATCAGCTAAGTCAGGTGACGCTAATCCACGCTTACGCATCTCATCTTTACTTTCAGCTTTCATCTTACCACTAGACGTAAAGCTATATCGAATGCCTGTCAATTCTGCTAATAACTGATCATCTTTCGGCAACTTACAAGCACGATCCTCAAACCAACCCTTAGTTTTAAACCACAACTCAGAGCGCAAATTTAAATATGTGCCACCCATACTAGGAGCCTCTGCAACATTAACACCACGAACAGGTAACTCTAGCTCACGCAATCTATCAACAACACCAGAACCAAGCCCAATACTATCAACAAGTATCTCTCTAGGCCTCCTAGAAGGCAGCAAACTCTCATATTCAGCCACAACACGACCAACAGTCTGCATCAAATCCAACCCAGACCAAGACCTAATCTCAGTCACAATAGAACCCTGCCGCTTACACAACGCAGTTTTGTCA